ACGGCCCCGCGAATACGCCGGCCAGGTACGCGACTTGGCCGTGTTTACGATTTCGTGGAACGGCAACATAAACACCATTTTTGACTTGGCAGGCAGCGCCACAAACAATGCGTTCGCACGCAACCTGGACGGCCCGAATTCACGCGGAACGTACCGGCGTAGTCCGTCACGCGTCATGTGGGCATCGTTCGACAAACACCAAACGCAAATCATGACAGACATGGCCGCACTGGTGCAGGACGTCATGGAACAAACCGACCGACGCATCGTGTACGGTAAATAGTCATGGCCGTACGCATACCACTAGTAACGACGTTCAGCGCCAAAGGCATCAAAGCCGCCATCAAAGAATTCAAAGCGCTGGAAGGAACCGTCGCCAAAGCCGCGTTCGTCGCCAAAAAAGTCATGTTGCCGGCCACCGTCGCCCTGGCCGGCGGCACGGCCGTCCTGGGCAAAGTCCTGTTTGACGCCGCACAAGCCGCCGCAGCCGACCAAGCCGCACAAGCACGCCTGGCCAAGCAACTGGAAAACGTCGCAGGGGCCACAGGATTCAACGTTCAAATGGCCGAAGCATACATCGGCCAACTGGAAGCCGCCACAGGCGTAGCCGACGACGAACTACGCCCAGCGCTGGGACGCCTGGCCACCGTCACCGGCAACGTGCAACGCGCCCAGGAACTGCTGTCGCTGGCCCTGGACGTGTCGGCTGGCAGCGGCCAGTCAGTCGAAGAAGTAACCGCAATCCTTACCGCCGCGTACATGGGCCAATACAAAGGCCTAAAAACGTTAGGCATCGAATACAAAGAAACAGGCAAACAAACTAAAGATTTCCAAAACGTCCTATTGCTGTTGCGTGACGCATTCGAAGGCCAAGCCGCCGTCGCAGCCGACACGTTCGAAGGCAAAGTCAGAATCCTAAAAACGTCACTAGGCAACTTGCAGGAAAGCATCGGCTATTTCGTCCTGCCGTACGTCACCAAATTCGTGGATATGTTGAACGAAAAAGTCGTACCGGCCATGCGCGTCGTAGTCGATGAAGCCGGCGAAAAAGGCGTACGCGGCGCATTCGTAACCCTGGCAGCAATGATGGGCAAAGCCGGCGAAACGATGGTCGACATTTTGGAAGGCGTCGCAAAAGCCGTCGTCGGCATTGCCATCACATTTGTTGAAGTCGGCAAAGTCGTACTACCAATTTTGGGGTCAATCGCTGCAGGCATGGCGCTGATTACCGGCAACATCAGCCTGGCTGACGACATCGTCAGACAATTCAGCAAAGCGACAAGCGCGTTACAAAATTTCAAATACGGCATCGATGACGTTGATAAAGCATTTGACACGTTGCGCGGCGACATTCGTACGACCGCCAACCGGTTGGCCATGTACCAAAACGCGCAGCGCAATACCAATCGAACAGTATTGCAAGGCGAAACACGCTTGGCCAATTTCGGTCAAAAAATAAAAGCCGTCAAACCACAAATCGAAGAAACGACCGACGCGACCGGCAAACTGGCCAAAAACATGGACGCGATGAAAGCACGCACCGAAGCCGCCGCCGACGCTTTAGAAAAAAAGATGGCCGACGCCCTGGACAAAGCAAAAGAAAAACTTGCCGAACAGGAAGCACTTTACAAACAAGTCAAAGACGGCGTCGGCGACGCCATCACCGGCGTCATCGATTTCGGCGCGGCAGCCGAATACGCCGCAGAACGCGGCGGCACGTCATTCTTCGACGCCCTGCAAATGCAGGCAAACAAAGCCGCCAAATTCGGCGCACTGGTCGACCGTCTGCTGGCCGCAGGCCTTTCACGAAGCGCACTAATGCAAGTCGTCAACGCAGGCGTCGACGCAGGAACTTACATCGCCGAACAGTTGCTGCAATCGTCCGAAAACATCATTCGCGCCAACACCCTTGTCGCCGAAGTCGAAGCCCTGGCCGACCGCATCGGCACGATGGCCGCCGACAAATTCCACGCCGCCGGCGTCGCCAACGCACGCGCCTATTTGAAAGGCCTGGAAGAAACCATCGCAAAAGCCGAACTAGCCCTGAAAACCGCCAAAACCCCCGCCGACGTCAAAGGCATCGAAGCCGCATTTGACGCAGCTGTCGGCGGCATGGGCGCAGGCGCAGGCGCAGCCGCCGCAGGCGCACTGCCGTTCTACCCTGAGTTTTACAGCCCCGAATTTGCCGCCAGCCCCGAAGGCATGGCCACCACCGTCATCGTCAACACCGTCACAGCACCACCAGAACTACCGAATATCATCGTCGACGCCCTACGCGACTACAACCGCCGAAGCGGCCCACTGCAAGTCCAAATCGCCTGACATGCCAGCAACCGTCGTCGACTCAGGAACCTACACCGTAGAAATCGACAGCGGATTCGACTACGGCAGTTTCCGTTTGGACGACGCCACAAAAGGCGTACTGGATAACACGACCTATAAACTTGGCCCCACCACCAGTTACGTCGACGTCACGCAATACGTCAAATCCCTGACCTACCGACGCGGCCGCCGCCGCACCGTCGACCAATTCGGCGCAGCCATCATGACCGTGATAGTCGACGACCAACTAGCCGGCGGAATCCTGAACCCGCTAGACGACGGCAGCCCCTACTACGACACCACCGACGACTACTTCGGACTGGAACCAGGCCGCCGAATCCGCGTATCACGCGACGACGCCGGCACACCCGAATACATTTTCACCGGCACAATCGTCACCTACGACTACAAATACCAACTGGCCGGCGACGACACCGTTGCCATACAATGCGCCGACGATTTCTACCTGCTGGCACAAGCCAGTCTGGACACGTGGAACGTCGACGCTGAAACGTCCGGCCAACGCATGGCATCGCTATTGGACAGACCCGAAGTTGACCTGTTTGACCCCATTGAACGCGACATCGCCACAGGAACCGTCAACCTGGGCCACGCCGCCGCATACACCGTCCCAGCCGGAACCATCGCCCTGGCATACGCCAACCAAATAAACCAAACCGCCGAAGGCGGCCGACTATTCATGAGTCGTGACGGCGTGTTCACGTTCACCGAACGCATCGGCAACACCCTGTCAGCCCCAGCCGTGTCGTTCAATAACATTGGCACAGAAACCCCGTACAACGACCTGACCATCGATTTCGACGGCAGCGACGTCACCAACCGCGCCGTCGTCACCGGCCTGGACGGCGACACCGCAACCGCAACCGACACCGCCAGCGTCGCCGACTACGGATATCGCACCTACCGAATCGACAACAGCCTGCTGCACGAACAAACGGAAATCACCACGTACGCCGACTACTTGCTGTACCCATACCCCGAACCAGTGTTCACCAGCATTCAAACCGCGTTCCCGTTATGCAGCCCAGCCGAACGCGACGCACTGGCAATCGTTGACATTGGCGACACCATCGAAATAACGGCCCTGATACCAGGCAAAAACCAGAACACGACGCAAGAATCAGCCGTCGAAGGCATTGAAGGCAGCATCGATTTTAGAAAAGGCCACATCGTCAGGTATTACACCAGCAAAACGACCATCGTTTACGAATTCATTTTGGACAACGCCACATACGGCACGCTAGATGCCCTGAATGTTCTAGGCTAATACCTATGGGCGCTAACGCACAGACAACCGTACCCACGTTTACGGCCGGCCAAATTTTGACGGCCGACCAACAAAACCAGTCGGCACGCACCGGCGTACCAGTATTCGCTACCACCATTACCCGCGACGCCGCATTTGGTGGCACAGGCGAAAAAACATTGGCCGAAGGCCAAATGTGCTACGTCGAAGGCACAGGATTACAAACATACAACGGCACGTCATGGGTCACTTGGGGAACCGCGCCCAGTAGCGGCGCACTAGTTTTGGTCAAAGCGGAAACGGCATTTACCGCAGTTTCCAGCGTCACCGTTGACAACGTGTTTACCAGCACCTACACGAACTACAAAGTAATGATTCGGTACGAAACAGGCGGCAGCGGCGTCGAACTGCGTATGCGTTTGCGTGTCGGCGGCGTCAGCGCTGCGACAAATTACAACTACAACCAGATGATTTTTGACAACACCACCAGTTACGCAGGACGCGGCAGCAGCCAGACGACGATGGTGGTCAGCGGCCAAACCAACGGTTCGTACAAAAGCGTCGCCTACGCGGACATTTTCAGTCCGGCCGTCGCAGACGCCACCGGATTTATCATTCAAAACGCACCGAACCAGGGCGCATACACCACGCCGCAAGTCGGCCAAAACAGCGGCAACCATTCCACAGCAACCGCATACGATGGATTCGAACTGTTGACCACATCATCGAATACCACAGGAACCTACACCGTCTACGGGTACGCAAAATCATGACACGCATAAACGACAACGGCATTGACCGCGACATGACCGAAACCGAATTGGCGACGTACAACGAAGCCAAAAAACAAATGGCCGCCGACATCAAAGCCCAAATAGCCGCAATCGAAGCCGCCGCCGCCGCCAAAGCATCGGCACGCGCCAAACTGAAAGCACTTGGCCTGACCGACGACGAAATCGCCGCATTGGTGGGTTGACGTGGACCAAAACGCAAAACTGCAAACGGCCGACCAAACGCTGAAAGGCGCAGTCATCGGTTTGGTCACATATGTCGCGTACAAATACGGCTGGGACATGCAACTAATCGCCCTGGGCATTCCAGTCGTGTCAGGCGTGTTGGCATTGATTAGCACGAAAGTCGGCAACCGTTCAACTGCCTGCCTGTTCGTGGCGAAAGACGAAACCCCGAAATTGTGACCCCGTACGTCGTCACGACGTACCCCGTCGTCAAACACGCATTACCAGGCACGCAAGCCTGGGCGCGACTGGCAAACGTGCATTCAAACGGCGCATTATGGAATAACGGAACCTGGGTCATGCGCGACGTGCGTGGCCAGGCCGGCACGATAAGCAACCACGCCAGGGGCGTCGCAATGGATTTGTCGTACCGCTACATGGAATCCACCGGCAAAGGCGTCAGCGACGGCCGCCGCAAAGCCGTCACGTTCCTGCAAACCTGCCTGGACAACTGGCAAACCCTGGGAATACAACTGGTCCTGGATTACTGGCCAAAAGATTACGGGCGCGGCTGGCGATGCGACCGCGTCGGCAACGGCATCACCAAACCCCACGCCGCCGAAGCCTGGGTCAAATACGCAAAACCGACCATTCACGGCGCACCTGGCGGCGACTGGCTGCACATAGAAATCACCCGCAACCTGGCCGAATCCGAAGCCCTGGTCGAACAGGCCTTTCGGCGGGTATTCACCACCCCGCAACAGTGACCCGCTAGGGTCGAAACCACAACGACAAGGGCAGGTCAATCATGGAAGAAACGTCGACGCCAGCAAACGTCATTCTGTACGAAGTGTTCGTCGGCATCATGCCCGACGGCCGGCAAGCGATGGTCCAAGTGTTCAGACGCAAAGACAACAACTATTCGATGGTCTGCCAACTGGCGTTCAGGGACCAGACGCACGACACTTGGGGGCCGCCCATACGCCTGGATACCACGCACCAGGTCACTGACACGCAAACAGGCAAACCCATATGACATTCATAGGCAAAGCCCTGACGGCCGTAATGGTCGCCGTGTACGGCATGTTGGTCGTCACGCTGCCGACCGCACCAAAACAGTCAGAAACGGTCCGCAGCACCATTTACAGCCCCGCCACGACGCATTACAGCCCCGTACAGGCCACAAACCCGCCGACCCCAACCAGCACCACCCCCTGGCCGGCAGCGGGCAACTGTGACGCCTACGTCGCCATAGCCGCGCACATCGGCTGGCCACAAACCGAACTAGACACCCTACGCCTGGCCATGCGCCTGGAATCCGGCTGCAATCCCCAGGCTGTGGGCGACGCTGGGGACAGCATCGGCCTGCTACAAATCCACTGCCCGACATGGGGAACACCGAACACCAACTGGCCCATCGGCTGGATACAGCACTACGGCTGGGGCGACTGCAACGACCTGTACGACCCCATCGTCAACCTGACCGTCGGCTTGGCCATTTGGGAAGGCTGGAAAGGTTCGACGCCAGGCTGGCAACACTGGCACGCCCTACCATGAAAGACGTGCGAAAACTGTGCTACACCATCGCAGTATTGTGCGTCATCGCATTCATCGCAAGTAGGTGACGATGACCGGCAAATGGGCAGACTTCGACACGCTGATAACCGACCTGTCGGACTGGCTGCAACACGAACGCAGCCACATGAAAGCACGCCTGCTGATGCGGGCCATTTCGTACATCTACTGGCAAAAAACCGTCATTGAAGAAACAAAAGGCGAACGCGCCACCCTGGAAGCGATGTTGCGCGACAAATAATGCAACCCGTCATCACGTTGAGGCAGCCCGTGTTGAACCACTTGAGGGCAATGGCACAAGCACAAGCCGCAGCCGACCCCAGCGACGACCGGCTGGTCATGAAAGGCCAATCGTTGAAAATGCACACCGAAGGCATCTTCGGCGAACAAATCCTGTGCGACTATCTGTGCGTCGACAACCCCCGCAAACTGATGACGACCATACACGACTACAAAAACGACGACGACGTCTTCGGCATACAAGTACGCGCCACCACCTGGGCCGCCGGCCACCTGATAACGCACGACACCGACAAATACGCCCCGTTCGTCCTGGTCACATTGGAACGCGTCAACTACGACCTGGTACACGGCACGATACGCGGCTGGGCATACCGACACCAATGCAACCAGCCACGCCACTGGCGCACGCACGGCCCCAACGGCGCACCGTTGCCGCGACCGTGCTACATGACACCGCAAACCGCGTTACAGCCCATCGATACATTGCCGATACCACAACAACTGAAAGGGCAGCAATGAGTTGGGACCTGAAAGATTACGTCGACGTACCGGCCAGGCTGAAAATGCTGGCAGAAAAATACCCCGACGTGCGAATCGTCGAACACGAACCGCGCATCATCGTCATCGGCGACAAAACGTTCCTGCAAGTAAAAGTCCAAGCGTGGCGCACACCAGACGACCAACACGCCGCCATCGCATACTGCTGGGAACCGTTCCCAGGGGACACACCGTACACGCGTGACAGCGAACAAATGAATGCAGCAACGTCGGCGCTGGGCCGGTTGTGCGCCATCATGCTGCCAGGCGCGTTCGCCAAACAGGCGTCAGCAAACGAAGTGCTGCACCGTGCAGGACCGCCGCGACAGGCACGACCCCCCGTGCCGGCCGTCGGCGGCCCCGACCCCTGGGACGAACCGACGCACGACGACCAAATACGGGCCATCGTTGAACGCGAACGCAACGAACGCACGACGGCGTCGGCGAACGCACCGGCTACGCAACCACAAAAGAAAATGCTGGCAGCAACGGCAAAACGCAAGGGGTTGACAGTGGCCGAAGACTTGCGTGTATTCTGTGCCGACACAATCGGCCGCGACCTGGTCAACGCAAAGGACCTGACCAAAAGCGAGGCCAGCAAGGTAATCGACGCGCTGACAGCGTTACCAGACAAAAAGCAAGACAACTGAAACGTCCCGACAACGGGGTTTCACGGCGACGCGACCGTGTGTAGGTGCAAATCCTGGGCGACTAATCATCGTCACTTAGCCCGTCAGACAGGCGAAGGTAAACGCCGCACGCAGACAGGTACGGCGTCAGTGTGAACCGTGCTGAACTAACGGTCGGCGTGGGACCCTGGGCCCACCATCACAAGTAACATCAGAAAGGCAAACACATGAAAATCAAAGCAACGTTCCCAACCATCGACTACATCGGCACATGCCACCAATGCGGCGAAACACACCTGGCAACACAATTCGGCGACGCCATCATCGAAGACAAACCCGTATGCGCGTTCTGTCAACGCAACCCGAAAGCAACCGAACGCAGTGAGGGCGCTAGGCCAAGCGAAGCGCGGCAGCGGAAGTCCCCCGATGCCTAGACGCCTGGACAACCCCGCATACAAAAAAGCACGACGCGAACTACTACGCGACAACCCCACCTGCCACTGGTGCAAACGACGCAAAGCAACACAAGCCGACCACGTCATCGAACACGACAAAGGTGGACCCGACACATTAGACAACCTTGTACCGTCATGCGCCCAATGCAACGGCCGACGCGGCGCACGGTACGGCAACGCCAAACGCGCCGCCAAGCAACGCATTACACCAGCCAAACCCGCCAAACGTCCCGCAAACCTTTTGGATTCGAAGCCAGTACGCCCCCGACGCCCATACGGCTCTGTCTCGCGGAAGAAACCGAAGGAATCCGGCCACAACCGTCATGACTTGCCGCGATTGGAAACGATTGTCGGCGATGCCGTCGGTTCGCATGGGCCGTCTGTGATTGCGTGGGCTGCCGAACATTTGGGCGTGGAAATGATGCCCTGGCAGCGTCACGTTTTGACGCAGCAACTGGCGTACGACAAGGCCGGTCGTTACTGCAACCGTACGACGCTGATTTCTACTGCGCGTCAACAGGGCAAGTCAGTTTGTATCGCCGCGACGATTGGCTGGCTAATGACCGAATACGCTGCACAGTTTGACCGGCCGTTCAAAATTGTGACGTTTGCGCACCGGCTGGACATGGCTACGGCAATGTTCCAGGACCTGGCCCCGCTGCTGGAATCCAAATTCGCTGCCACGCCAACCTGGTCGTACGGCCGCACCGAAGTACGCCACAAAAACGCACGCTGGGTAGTCAAAGCCGCGACACCGGCAGCGCCGCACGGATTGTCAGGCGTCGACGTGCTTATCGGCGACGAACTATGGGGCGTCGACACCGACACGCTGGACATCGGTTTCATACCGACACAACGCGCCGTCGACAACCCGATTGCGATGTTCTATTCAACGGCAGGGACGGAAGAATCCGTCGCAATGTTGCGATGGCGCGAAGCCGCCATCAGGGGCATTGATACCGGCGAACGCGTCGGCATATACCTAGCGGAATGGTCCCCACCGCCGGAACTGGACCCCATGACCGCCGAAGCCTGGGCGTATGCAAACCCCGCGCTAGGTCACACCATCAAAGCCGAAGCATTGGAAGCCGAATCGCACGCACCGAACCGCGCCGCGTTCCTACGGTCCAGCGTCAACCTGTGGACACAAACCGACCAGGGCTGGCTGGCCCCAGGCGTCTGGCAGGAACTACGCGTCAAAAATCCGCCCCTACCTGGCGGCGTGCTGGCCGTCGAAGTCAGCCTGGACGACGGCCGCTATTGCGGCGTACGCGTCAACACCAACACCGACGGCAAACTAACTGCCACCGTCGCATTCATGGTCGACACCATCGGCGCGTGCTGGGAAGCCGTACAAAAACAAATCGACGTCAACCCCAACGTCGTGCTGGCCATCACCCCCACCCTGGACGTGTCATGCCCAACGCAACTTCAACACCGTCGCATCATCGTCGGCTACCGCGAAATCTGCAACTACACCGCCGTCGTACGCCAAATGGTCAACGAAAAACGCCTGCACCACACCGGCGAAACGATGCTGGCCGAACACGTCGGCCGCGCCGTAGCCGTACGCACCACCGGCGCAATAGCCCTATCGTCGACCAAATCACCAGGCCCCATCGAACTGGCACGCTGCCTGGTATGGGCAGCCGGCATCGGTTCACGACCGACCCCGAACGTGCGCCGCGCAACCGTTGGCATCGCAAAACAACAGCGCGTCGCCTAACATCGTGGGTATGGCATTGTTCGGCAAAAAAGAAACAACCGCGCCCACCGTCAAAGCGGCCGCAGGCGCAGCCGGCAACCCGCTTGTCGGCAACTTCATCAATTACACCGCCGGCACGGACCGCACCATCGCGCTACGCAACCCGACCATCAGCCGCGCACGCGACCTGATTTGCGGAATGATTGGCTGCCTGGAAATCAAACAATACGCACGCGTCTGGAACGGCGACGAATACGAATACGTCGACCTGCCGCCGGACACCTGGTTCCAAAATCCTGACCCGAACGTCACACGCAACTTCATCATGTCATTCACTGCCGACGACCTGATGTTCTACGGTCGCGCATTCTGGGTAGTGACCGAACGAAACGCCGCAGGATTTCCTGTCGCGTTCACTTGGATACCGGCCGCCGACGTTATGACGTGGGACCAGGCAGGCCCGCAATGGTGGGGTCCGTCGTCGCAAATCTATTTCCAGGGCATACAACTGGAAACGCGTGACGTCGTGCAATTCCTGTCACCGATTCCGTCGCTGCTATTCACGGGCGGCCGCGCCATCAATACCGCGTCACGGTTGGACGCCGCAGCCGAACGATTCGCAACGATGGAAGTACCGGCCGGATACCTGAAACAAACCGGCGGCGAACCGATGTCCGGCCAGGAACTGACCGACTTGGCGGCCGCATGGTCCGAAGCCCGCATGACTTCCAGCGTGGCCGCATTGAACGAATACGTCGAATGGCGCGAATCAAACATTGACCCCAGCAAACTGGAACTGGTCAGCGCACGCACATACCAAGCCCTGGAACTGGCGCGCGTCGCAAACATTCCGCCGTACCTTGTCGGCGCACCAGCCGGCAGCGGCATGACGTACCAGAACGCGCAACAGGCACGCCAGGACCTGTACCTGTTCGGCGCAAAACCATACATTGATTGCATTGAACAAACGTTGTCGTTGAACAGCGTGACGCCGCGAGGCCGCTACATAGAACTAGATGTCGACTCCTATTTGGAAGACAACGACATCAGTGGCCCTGCCGGCGCACTGCCCGCGCCGGCGGGGTCAGGGTCGTCCGTTACGCCAGGGCAACCGATAGCGGATTGACCATGCCGTACTACGTCACCGACGAAGCCGAAGACTGTGCCGGTTGGGCCGTCATCAAAGAAAACGGCGAAATCATCGGCTGCCACCTGATGAAACAGGACGCCATCGACCAGATGGTGGCCGTGTCAACCGACGAAGGCATGGAACCTGGCGGCGAACTAGTCGAAATCGAAGACGAAATGGAATACACCAAACCGACCAACGCGACGGCCTACGCTGGTGGCATGTTGAAATTCGTTACAGGAAAAGTCGAACTGCAAGCCGGATACGGCATGGACGAAGAAGACGACACCAAAAAGGCGTCAACACCGCCGCGCACCATCAGCGGCGTCGCCGTACCGTACAACGTCGTCGCCACCGTCAGCGGCGGCCAAAAAGTCAAATTCCTGCCAGGCAGCCTACCCGTCGAAGGCAAAGCGCCGCGCCTGCTGGAAAACCACGACGGCAACCGAATCATCGGCATCGTCACGGCCCGCGAAGACAGCAAAGACGGCATGAAATACACGGCCCGCATTAGCGCCACAAAAGCCGGCGACGACGCCATCGAACTCATCAAAGACGGCGCATTGGACGCCGTCAGCGTCGGCGTCGACCCCATCGACGCAGACATCGACGAACAGGGCGTCATGGTCGTTTCAAAAGCGGCCTGGCGCGAACTGTCCATCGTCGCAGAACCGGCGTTCCCAAATGCCACCATTGACAGCATCGCTGCTGCTAATGTCAAACCAACGGAAAGCGAGACACCAACCATGAATACCGACAACGTTTCCACCGACAAGCCCGCCGAAGCGCCGAAAGCGCCGATTTGGGCCGAAGCACGCAAAGCGCCGTCGCGTTTGCCGACCGCGTCCGAATGGATTTCGGCCTACGTTCAGGGCGGCGAAAAAATCGCTGCAGTAAACCGACTCATTGCCGACCACCAGGCGTACCACAACCCGATTCAGGCAGCGGCCGGCGACATCGCCACGACCGACACGCCTGGTCTGTTGCCGGTTCCCGTCGTCGGACCCGTCTACAACAACATCAACTATTTGCGTCCAGTCGTCAGCGCCATCGGCGCACGCGCAATGCCGTTGGGTTCGGGCAAGACGTTCAACCGTCCGGAAATCACCACGCACGTCAGCGTCGCGCAACAGTCGTCGGAATTGGCGACGTTGTCGTCGACCACGATGGTCGTGTCGTCCAACATCGTCACCCGTTTGACGTTCGGCGGCACGGTACTTGTGTCCGAACAGGACGTCGACTGGACCGACCCGTCATCGGTTGACATCATTTTGCAGGACCTGGCCGGACAGTACGCCGACGCCACCGACAACTACGCAGCCGACCAGTTGTATTCAGGCGCGACGAATCGCGGAACGTGGAACGGCGCAGCCGACACGCTGCTGGCCGAAATCTACGCGCTGGCGCAGTGGATTAGCGCGTCGTCGAACGTGCTGCCGACGCACATGTTCGTCAGCCCCGCCACCTGGGCCAAAATTGGCGGCCTGGTCGACGGCAATGACCGACCGCTGTTTCCGACCGTCGGACCGTTCAACGCGGCAGGCGTCAGCCAGGCCGGTTCGTGGAACGGCAACCCGCTGGGACTTACGATGGTCGTGGACAAGAACTTCGCCACCGGCGCAGGCGCGGACCGCGTCATCGTCGGTTGCGCGGCCGGTCCGTTCGCTGGATTTGAAATCTACGAAAACCAGCGCGGCCTTGTCGCCATCGACAAACCCGAAGTGTTGGGCCGTCAGATTTCGTTCAGGGGTTATTTCGCAACCCTGATGATTGACGCCACCAAGTTCGCGTACGTCAACTGGACCTGATACCGCGTAACAGAAAGGCGGCCTGATGGCCACCTACACAATTACGCACGCACAAATCACCGACAACGTCGGCGTCGTCGCCACACTTACGAACAACCCCGTCGAAGTAGGCAACAGCGTCACGTTGTCGGGTTTTGCGTCGCCCTACACCGCGCTAAACGGCACGTTCGTCGTCACGGCCGTACCGCAACACCTGTTCCTGGGAACCGACGACCAGGGCGACTACCTGTTCGATTATGCGATACCCGTATTGCGCCAAATCGCGTTCGCAGTCACCGCAGCCGACCAGGCACGCAACGCCGCCGCCGCCACACTGACATTCACGCCGACCTGCACCTGGGTCACGGTAGGCGACGTCGAAGATTGGCTGGGGTTCACCGTTACTAACCCGTCCAGCGACTACGACTTGCTGGTCATGGCCGTCGCAGCCGGAAATCAATTCGCGTGGCGACGCCGCCAGGAAGCCGGCTACTTCGACAGCCTTTCCACCGTACCGTCAGGCGACGTCAAACTAGGAACCGTCATGTATTGCGGCTACCTGTACCGGCAGCGCGGCAGCGCCACCGAATCGTACGCCGCATACGACCCGCTGGCCACGTCAGGCCCCGTCGGCGGGTCATTCGTCGAAATCATGCGACTGCTTGGCGTCAACAGGCCGCAAATCGCATGACCGACATTTACAACGCCGGATTCGACACGCTGGTAGCACGCCTGGGCCAAATCAGCGGCCTTCCGGTCACCGTGTCCAGCGACCCCCGCAACATAAACCCGCCGTGTGTCCTGGTCGACGCCCCAACGTTCGTCATGCCAACCAACGTCGTCGCACAAATGGATTTCGTCGTCAAAATCATCGGCATCGGACCAGGCGACCGCAAGGCCCTGCAAAAACTGTTGGAACTGGCCGACAAAATACGCGCCGCCGAAATCGGCCTGTTGGACGGCCGACCATCGATAACCCCCATCGGCGGCTTGGAATTCGTGTCATACGACCTGACGATTCGTACTAAGGTTGCACCATGACATACACCGTGCTACGACCGTTCGCCGGCCACCAGGTCGGTATCTCCTTGCCCGACCTGGTTGGCCACAACGCCGACTATCTCATCGCCGCCGGATTCGTCGCCGTCGACGATGACACCAATGACGAAGAAAAACCTGCTAGAACTATGACGAAGAAACGGAAGGACTAACCAACATGGCCACCACGACCTACCTGTCAAACCCCGTCGTAAAAGTCGGCGCAGCAACCCCAGGGACCGACTTGCAGGACCAGTGCAAATCAGCCGTCCTGACCCGCACCGTCGAAGCACTGGAATCGACCGCGTTCGGCGCGACTGACCGCGTTTACACCGCCGGCCTGGGCAACCACCAACTGGTGCTGACGTTCCTGATGTCGTACGCGTCCAGCGAAACGTACGCCACCCTGTCCGGCCTTGTCGGCACGCAATGTTTCGTCAGTTGCCAGCCCACCAGCGCCGCCACCGGCGCGACGAATCCGCTGTTTAGCCTGACGAATACCTACCTGGAATCGTTGGACGTCGTCAACGCCAACCTGGGCGAACTGTCAGAAGTGCAAGTCACTTTCATCGGCGGAACCTACGCGGCGGCCACTTCCTGATTCACTGACCATAGAAAGGGCAGGCTATGAAACTGCAACTGAAAGTCACGCACGACGGCGTCGTCACCGAATGCGAAACGTCGCTGGTCGTGATAGTGCAATGGGAACGCAAATACAAGCGTCGCGCCGGCGACCTGGCACAAGGGTTCGCCGTCGAAGACTTGGCATTCATGGCGTGGGCCAGCATGAAACGCGGCGGCAAACCCGTCGGCGAATTCGACCCCTGGCTGGAAAAACTGGAATCCGTCGAAGTGCTTGGCGGCGAAGAATCAAACCCTACGGACGCGGCGGCTACCGCAGACAATTAGCCGAACTGCTGTTGCGTACCGGCTGGTGGCCGGCTGACGTCGAATTCGACACCCGCGACCTGGCTACCGTGTTCGACGTGGCTGACAAACAAGCGAGGCGACGCAAATGACCGTCACACGCGAAGACAGGTTCACGCTGGGCATCGAAATCGTCGGCCTGAAAGACGCCATCAGGGAAATCGGCCAAATCGACAAGGAAGCACGCAGGGCCATTACCCGCAAGTACCGCGACATCATGAAGCCCGTAATGGCTACGGCGAAAGGCATGACGCCGGTTGAAGCCCCGTTGTCGGGTATGAATCGTAATTGGACGTCGCGCAGCGGCTACCAGTTGACGCCCTGGTCGGGACGCAAAGCCAAGACGCTGATAAAGACAAAAATAAACACGAAACGGCCCCGCGAATACGCCGGCCAGGTACGCGACTTGGCCGTGTTTACGATTTCGTGGAACGGCAACATAAACACCATTTTTGACTTGGCAGGCAGCGCCACAAACAATGCGTTCGCACGCAACCTG